AGTCGCCCTCGTTGGTCCTACGGCTGCCGACGTGCGAGACGTTATGGCGTGCGGTGAATCGGGACTGGTTTCTATCTGCCCCGACGATTTCTTGCCGAAGTACGAACCGTCGAAACGCCGGCTGATCTGGCCTAATGGCGCACAAGCCATTATGTATTCAGCCGAAGAAGCGGAACGGTTACGTGGACCTCAGCATGAAATTGCGTGGTGCGATGAGCTAGCTGCGTGGAAGCAGGAAGATACGTGGGACATGCTGCAGTTCGGCATGCGGCTTGGCCGGCACCCACAGACTGTCATTACCACGACCCCGAAGCCGACACCGTTCGTCAAACGCATCATGAAGCTCGCCAACTGCCGCATCACCCGTGGCAGCATGTTGGACAACCGCAAGAACCTGCCTGAGAGCTTCATTAAGGCCATTATCGAACGCTACCAAGGCACGCGCCTCGGCAAACAAGAAATCGAGGGGATGTACCTCGATTCGATCGACGGAGCGATTTTTCGAGAGGATGATATCCTCCATCGCTCAGAAGGGCATAGGGCGATTGATGACTATGACAGAGTTGCTGTGGCGGTCGATCCTGCAGTCAGCGCAGGAGAAGGATCCAACGAGACAGGTATTGTCGTTGCTGGCACGTACGATGACGGTAAAAAGGCCGACGTCCTCGAAGACGCCAGTGGCCACTACAAGCCCAACGAGTGGGCCGACCTCGTAATTCACTTGTACCGTAAATGGAAAGCGGATAGAGTATTAGGTGAAGTCAATAATGGTGGTGACCTAGTGGAATATACGTTGCGACAGGCTCGCGGCGGGGACACCATCAAGTTTACACAACTCCATTCCTCCCGGGGTAAGCGCCTTCGTGCTGAGCCGGTAGGTGCGTTGTACGAGCAGCATCGCGTCACACACTGTCAGTACTTCGAGAAACTCGAAGAGCAGATGGTCACCTTCAACCCTGAAGAGACGTTGAAGAAGGGCTACTCTCCTGACCGTGTAGACGCTCTTGTGTTTGCACTGACCTGGCTGATCGTTGAACGTAAGCAACCTCGGGTGAGGTTTATTTATGCTTAAGCGTCTTGGGCAAAGTCTTGCGGCCTTCCTTTTAGCACCAACGACCCGCAAGTCGATTCCGCTAATTCCTCGATTCTCTGACTCAGAGTGGCAGTTCCTCGGGACCACTCGCTCGAAGACCTTCCTGCAAGTTGTCGGCGGCAACAAAGTCACCGATCCCTATGCATCGAATCCGTGGGTACGCGGGGCGATTGAATCGATCGCCATGAACATCTCGGGCACGCCGATCATGTGGATGAACAGCCGAGACCAAGTCGCGAGTCCCCAAGATTCCGCCAAGTGGGACCGGCTCTTTCAGAAGCCAAACGATCAGATGGGCTTGCAGCAGTTGATTGAAGCAACGTTGATTCATTTGCTGCTCTGGGGCGAATGCATGTGGGTACTCGATCGCAAAGAGCCTACGGCCATTCCCGCAGGCATCATTCCGTATGCCGGCCCGATGTTTGAACCGATCATCAACACAGCCAGCAAAATTGTCGGCTGGAAGTACGATACCTCTGACGGGAAGACGATTCCGTTTAATACGTGGGAAGTGGTCTTCTTCAAGATGTACAACCCCTATGATCCGATTCGCGGTCTGTCTCCGATCCAAGCCGCGCAGTTGGGTATCGATCAAGACAACATGGCCTCGCAGTACAACAAGGCCTTCTTCATGAACTCGGCGCTCCCTGGTGGTGTGATCGAGATCGACGAAGAACTCTCTGACGAAACGTTCAATCGCATGAAGCAGCAGTTCCAAGATCATCATGGGGGCGTCAACAAAGCGCACATGATGGCCATTCTGGAAGGTGGGGCTAAGTACAAGCAACTCGTGCCCTCGCAGAAAGATATGGAGTTCTTGCAGCAGAAGCACTGGAACCGCGATGAGATCCTCGCGTGCTACAAAGTGCCGAAGCTCGAACTGGGTGTGTGGGAAGGTGTCAACTTCGCTGTCGCGAAAGTCCAGTCTCGAGAGTTCTGGGTCAAGACGCTCGTGCCGAAGATGCGCTTACTTGAGCACATCATGTGGGCGCAACTCTTCTCACTGACTTCTACCGGCAACATCTACTTGAAGTTTGACGTCTCGAAAGTGGATGCGCTGCAAGCCGAGGTCAACGAGAAGATCGACATGGCCTTTAAGCTGTGGCAGATGGGCGCGTCCCTCAACGAAATGATCGATCGTTTTGAACTGAACATTCCAAAGACCGATGCCGGCAATGCGCGGTTTGTGACCAACAACGTGTTTCCGATCGACGACAACGGAAAATTGTTGCCGCTCCCGGCTCCCCCTGTTCCTCCTGGTCAGCCGCAAGGCGCAGGTAAACCGAAACCCTCGAACGCGCCGAAAGCGCCAGCGTCGAAGGGCTATGAAGACGACACTGAGATTTAAGGAGGATGTGATGGACAAGAAGCAAGTTCGTAAATTACTCAACTCGGAAATCATACTCAGCGCGGATAAGACGCTTGCTGACAAGCGACAGATTCGTGTCATCGCGGCGAGCGGCAAAGGCGATCGTCAAGGGGACATTGTGAAAGTCGATGGGATCGATCTTTCCAATTACAAAAAGAATCCGCTCGTGCTCTGGGCACATGACAGTTTTGCACTGCCAATTGGCAAAGCCGTTGACATGTACGTCAATGGAAAAAATCAATTGGAGATGGTGTTCGAATTCGCAGATGCGGAAACTTATGCATTTGCCGACACCGTGTACAAGCTGATCACGAAGGGCTTCATCAAGGGCGTCTCGATCGGTGCTCGGGTGAAAGAAGCGGAGTGGATCAAGAACGACGACAATCAAATCATCGGTCGGCTGTACAAAGCCCTTGAATTGCTTGAGGTATCAATCGTTCCGGTGCCGGCTGACAGCAAGGCTCTGATTACGGCGGTGAAGTCTGGATCGATGACGGACTTGGAGTTTGAGGAAGTCCTCGCAAAAAGTTTGGACGTACCACTTGATTTGCCTACAGAAAATACTGTAAGTATAAACACTGATGGTGGCGTTGCCACTAAAACTCTTGCGAACGACGAGGAAGACCCTGAGATGAAAGAACAACTCGCGGCACTAGAGAAGAGACTCGAAGCACTTGAGACGTTACTCAAGGCTCAAGCCACGACTGGTGAATCTGCGAGCAAGACGCTTGAGAGCATGACGTCAATGCTGCAGGCCGTGCAATCCGCGATCACGAAAAATGATCCCGCTGCCGCGACTGCCGCGCTGAAGAACGCACCCGGTTCTGCCGGTGAGATTGCGAAGAAAGCTCTTGAGATGCTCGAGACCATGACGAAGAAAGTGGCTCGATAAAATTTTTGCTCAAGGTCTACGTAGTTTTCGTTAGTAAATTCTACCGGCGAACATCTCGCCGGTTTTAAGGGAGGAAGCGACGATGGAAGAACTGGTGAAGAAACTGGAAGAGTTGCAAGGGAAGCTTGACAAGGCAATTCTCGCTGATAACAGCGAAGCCGTGGCAGGCCTTTCTGCTGAGTTGAAGAAGATGCAGGAGGAGTTGACTGCGGTGAAAGCTGGTATGGAGGAAGTCAAGAAGTCCGTCTCCAGCAAAATCACGTCCCTTCCTGGTCTGGAAGCCGATAAGAACAAGTTCTCGCTCATTCGCGCCATCAACGCGATTGCGACGAAGAACTGGAACGGTGCTGGTTTCGAGCGCGAAGTGTTCCAAAACACTGCTCGCACTCGGGATGGTATCGCCAAGACCAACACGCTCTCGACGGAAGTCGACAGCGCGGGTGGTTATGTGGTGCCGGTGCAGGTGCTCGGTGATTTCATCGAGTTGCTCCGCGCTAACTTGATTGTGAAGACCCTCGGTGTCACGTACATCGAAGGGTTGACCGGTTCACCGGTCGAAGTCCCCGGACAGGCTGGGGGTGCGACGGTGGCTTGGTTGGGCGAAGATAATACTTCTGGTTTGGCCCAGACTGATCTGTCACTCCGACAGAATCAGATGTTCCCGCACATGGCCGGCGCGATTGTGAAGCTGAGCAACCGCTTGCTTCGCATGAGCAACCCGTCCATCGAGACTCTCGTCCGCAATGACGTTGCCTACGCGATGGCGTCTGCAATCGATACTGCGTGCTTGAGCGGGACCGGCTCTGCGGCTCAGCCCCTTGGTCTGGACAACATCACGGGCGTCCTGTCCTACGATATGTCCACGATCGATAAGAAAGTGAAGATTTGGAGTGCGCTGTACGAACTGGAAGAGAAGCTCGCGGACAACAACGCCCTCAAGGGTCGTTTAGGCTTCGCGTTCAATCCCCGCGTTCGTAAGCAGATGCAGCAAGCTCGTCAAGGTGCCGGTTCGGAAGACGGCGCTGGTGAGTTTGTGGCGGATCCGATCACTCAGAACCAATTGGCGTCGTACATCGGCTATCCCTGGGTGTCGACGACCAACATCCCCACCGTCAGCAATGCAACGAAGGTCTACTTCGGTAACTGGGCCGAGTTGATTGTTGGTGTTTGGGAAGGTCTGACGATCATGGCCTCGCAGGAAGCTTCGACTGCCTTCACCACGAACCAGACCTGGATTCGGTTTGTTCAGGAAGTGGACGTGATGGTTCGGCACAAAGAGAGCTTCTGCATCGGAACTGGGCTGCCCACGAACCTGAGTTCCTAATCGAAAATGAAGTAGTGGGAGTGGCAACACTCCCACTATTCTCGAATCAGCAATAAGGGAGGATCTCACAATGATTCAGTTGGAAGAAAATGTAGTCGCAGTCCTCGGAGCGGGTGGGTGCGAAGTCGGTACCATCACTGGTGCGGCTATCGATACCGCTGGCTACCGTGAAGCGTTAGTGACCTTGGCGGCTGGACAGTTCACGTCCACGGGCACTCTTGCAGTCAAGGTGCAGCATTCAGACGACGACGGAGCCCTTGATGCTTACGCCGACGTGACTGGAGCCGCGTTCACATCCTTGACCGATACTACGGACGGCTCCGTTCAGATTGGTCGGTTGAAGCTCGATGGGAACAACGTCAAGCGGTACATCAAGATTGTCGCTGTGGTCGGAGTGGCTAGAGCGCCGTTCGGCTGCACGGTCATGTTGTACGGGGGACAGTATAACCCGCAGACGGTGAAGACCGCCACGTTCGTTAAGTAAGGGAAGTCCGATGAAGGACGATCTCGCATATAAGGTAGTCTCAGTTCTCGGTGCCGTGGGTTCTCGCGGAATTCTCGGCACCCATACCTTTGGAACGGGGAATGCCGCATTTACGATCACAGCCAAAGATGACTCGATCACTGATGCGACGTTTGCCCAACCCGCTCTGCGAACACTCACGCATGCTCTAGCCATCACTGTCACGAGTCACGCGATTCAGCTTGACTTGGAAGTGTCGAGCGGCGTGTACGTGCCAATTACGGCAGCGGCTCTCGTTACCGCACTAAACAACGATGCAGGCTTCTCGGCTGTCGCTGTGGCGTCATTGCCCAGCACGAGCACAGGAGCGAGCAACGTATCAAGTACCACGATTCCCTCCACACCGCTTGCGCAGGATTTTAACGGCTACACCGTCGATCATGCCGGCTACAGTGAAGGGCTCGTCGTGTTGTCACTGGGTGCGTATGACGATACTTCGACAACGCTCGATTGCAAGATTCAGCATAGTGCAGATGGGACCACTTGGGAGGATCTCGATGGAGCCGCGTTCCCGGTCAGTGACGGCGCAGATGACCAGCATCGTATTCGGACTGGCGTGCTGCGGTTCACGACCGAGAATATCAAGCGGTACATCCGTGCGGTTCCGACACTGACAGGCGCATGGGTCGAGTACAGCGTCTTGTTTGTATTTATCGGAGGCCAGTACCTCAACTCGAACGGTCCTACTCACGCATTCACGGTCTAACAGTAAGGCTGGGCTTCGGCCCAGCCCTCCATATCTAGAGGAGTAAATTCTCATGGCGAACGGTGTCTATAACAAAGCGAAAGCTGAAATTGCGAAGAATACGATCGATCTCGACGGCTCGACGCTGAAAGTCATGCTTGTCAAGTCAACCTACACGTTCGATCCTGATCATGACTTCGTCGACAACGGTGGGGCGAACGATCCGATCGATCATGAGATCTCCGTCTCTGGGTATTCCCGGCAGACACTCACCACGAAAGTCGTAACACAAGACAACACGAACGACTTCGCCTATCTCGATGCGGACGACACTGTGTTCTCCGCACTAGCCTCCGGTCAGACGGTTGGTGGAGCAGTGCTCTACAGAGATGCTGGCGGTGCTGATAGCGCGAACCCGTGTATTGCCTTCTACGATTTGACGGACACTCCGACGAACGGTGGCAACATCACGGTTCAGTGGGCGGCAGCGGCCAGTGGAGCAGTTCTGAAACTCGCGTAATTTGGAGTTGGGTTTTCGTGACGCTGCATATCTATAGTTGCGAGACGGCTACCATACGCTCTGAGATGGTGCAGCGAACAAAACCAGACGGTCCCTTCTTCGGTTTACGCTTACACATGAACACAGACCAGACGGTTACCATCTGGTCACGATCAAAGGACGAGCTACGTAACATGGTCACTCAATTACTGAACACGTTGACGCAAGAGCCGAGTGAGAAGCCTTCTATCCCGGGGCAGTTAGCATGAGTGTGAAGGCGCATACCGGGCTGGTGGTCAATCCAGCATATGTTGAACATCCAACGGTTGCCTCGAAACGGCGCATTAAAATCGCGGGAGTGCATGACTCAGATTGCGCGATAGTCATCGGCCTGTTCCAGTTGAGGAACGGAGATGTGGGGATGGCCGTTGATGGAGTAGAGGCCAATTTTCAAGAGTTAATTAAGGTTCATCAGTTATTGCAGATGGTCACAACGGAAGTCGATCGACGGTTAATGCTACACGCGCAAACTGTCGAGGGAGAGAAATAACATGGCAAAGCAACTATTTCATGACGGCCCCTTCATTGATCCCCCGGTAGGCCTTGCGACGGCACTGTCGTCTACCAGTATCGAAGCCCTCTGGACAGCGGCGACGTGGACTCCGATCTATGCGAACGACCCCAAAGCCGGCAAAATTTATTGCGTCCGCGCAGGAGGCACTGGCTCACTGACAGGCGGCACGATGATCGTCACTCCGACCTACACCACGGGCTCAGTCGCCCTCGGTGTGTCGTTGACGCAGGGTACGGTGACAATCGCGGCCTGCGGTTTCTACCTCATGTTCGATCTCTTGATTCAGGCAGTAACCGGTGCAGCGGCTTCAGTCACATCAATGACTGGCTCTGGTATTTGGGCCTTCGGTGGTGGTGTGTCCTCTGGTACAGCCAACCCCAACGTCTTTACGTTCGGTGGAACGGCGGCTACCGGTGTCGATACATCAGTCAACGGTGCGATCCAGATCCAAAAGACAGCGAGTACGACAAACTCGATCACACCTAGAATCGTCTATATTTTCTCTCGGAACTAAGAGGAGGCGCTCCAAGTGCCTCCCTTTAGCGCACTACAAGCACAGAACGGAGTGCCGAACGTTGTGAAAACAATGCCGGCAGTCCGTTCGCTTCCCCCGCCTTCTCCGACACTCGCGGACCAAGATTTTATTATCGCGGGTATCACGCGAGACTCGTCAGGAAACGTCCTCGGCGCGTGCATGATTTACCTCTTCAATATACTCGGCGGCATGCCAATGATCACGGGGTGCACAACCTCGGATGCGAACGGCATCTATCGCTTCTATGTCTCTCCTAGCTACATCTATTGGGTCGTGACTTATAAAGATGGCACACCTGACGTTGGAGGCGTATCCGCAAATAACTTAGTGGGGGTCTAAATGGCCGACCTACTACTCAACGACGTCAAAAACAATGCCGTAAATCTCGACGGTACAAATGACGATCGTAACTATTCGCTTGGCGACGTTACGCTCGTTGCTGATGCCTGCGTCATTTATCTTCAGGTTCCCGACGCGACGATTGTCCCCGGCAATGTTACTTTAGAGCCTGGTGTCGATAACGACGCCTCCCTTCCCGCCTTGGTCGACGACTTTAATCGCGCTGACGAAGGCCCTCAGCCGACCAACTGGAATGATACCTACCCAGTCATTGGTTGGCCGGCGCAACATAAGATTCTCAGTAACCAACTGATCAATGCGAAGACGGGTGGTAATAACTACGCCGGCTCGTATTACACAGCACAGCAGTTTGGAGCGGACGTCTTTGTTGCCGCACAGATTGTTGGTGACGCCAATGGTACGTTCGGTGTGCATGCACGTATTCAGAATCCCAACACCTTCACGCCGAATCTCTATCAGTTCGCCGTTGTCCCGGTTATCAGTACGCTCGACGCAGGATTGGCTCTTTCTGTTAACGGGGCTTTTAGCGGTCTTGTCAGCACGAATATACCGAGGCAATTAGCTACTGGCGACTGGATCGCTATTCAATGCAAAGGCTCAACGATCACGGGTCTGATTCGTTACGACGGCACGAGTGACTGGATCAAAGTCCTTGAAACGACGGACACCCAGGTTAGTGGGCCAGGCTACGCTGGTGTTCTGAGCGGTGACGCTTCTTTTGAAGGTCTTGATAACTTCTCTGCTCAGACGTTAGTCCTCGATACGACTATTACTCTCACAGCGCCGACCGCTGCGGTTGCTACGGCTGTCACATTGGCGGCTAGTAGCAATACCATTACGTTGTCAGCACCGAGCGCGGCAGTTAATCTAACGTTCCCGGTCAGCACGAATGTCATTACTCTTTCCGCGCCGGCTCAAAGTCAGCTTGCTGAGATCACGCTAGCGGCTAGCGCAAACGTCATTACCCTTTCGGCCCCGGCTCAGTCTCAGCTTGCCGCTGTTACGTTAGCGGCTGGTGCTAGCACCATCACACTTTCAGCCCCGGCGCAAAGTCAGCTAGCCGAGACGACCCTTGCTGCTGGATCGAACACTATTACAGTCTCGGCTCCCGCTGCTGCCGTTGTGGTCGGAGCCGTTACATTAGCTGCTGGCACAAACACGATTACGGTATCAGCCCCGGCTCAAAGCCAACTCGTCGAAATCACTCTATCGGCTGGTACGAATACCATTACACTGTCGGCACCGTCCGTCCCGGCTGTTAATCTGACTTTCCCGGTTACCACTAACCTCATTACACTATCAGCCCCGGCTCAGAGTCAGCTTGCCGAGGCATTCCTTGCGGCTGGATCCAACACAATTACACTGTCGGCTCCTGCTGCGACTCTTGTGGTTGGTTCTGTCACGCTCGCGGCTGGATCGAACGTCATTACCCTCTCAGCCCCGGCTCAGAGTCAGTCAGTAGCGGTTACCCTCGCGGCTAGCACGAATACAATCACGCTCTCGGCTCCTAGCGCGATAATTGTGCCGGCTAAAACACTTGTGGCGAGTGCCAATGTCATCACGTTGACTGCTCCTGACGCGGACATTATCTCAGCCGGCAGCGGTGCTCTGCTCGCAGGCATCAACGTCATCACGATTACTGCGCCGGCTCCGACTGTTCATTTAGAGATCCCGGCACAATCGAACACCCTTACGCTTTCGGCTCCTACGGCGACAGCCATACCTTCAATCTCCCTGGCAGCGGGAAGTAATACGATTAGTCTGTCAGCGGGGACAGCGACAGTGTCTACGAGTGTCACTGTCCATGCGAGCGCGGCAGTCATTACTCTCTTCGCGCCTCAGGCGGTGATGGATCTTGAGATCCCCGTCCTGAGCAATGTCATCACAATTACCGCCCCGGCAGCCGACCTCTTCGCTACGGTCGACTATGTGCTGCTCGTATCACCTAACACGCTGGTCTTGTCAGCGCCGATCGTGACACTCAAGCAGCAACTCTTCGGACGATTGGTACAGACGCATGATGCACGGGTGGCCTTCGAGACATCGCATCAAGCCCCCGTACCGGTACTCACGAAAGATCCTGACGTGCGGATCGCCTTTACGACGGAGGAACATGCCGTCGTCGCACCCACCACGCAACACGATGCACTAACTGCGTGGAAACAAGACGAAATCTTAGTAGCTGACCCTAGGTAATTTATGCTAGTCTGGGTGTACTATGCCATATGACTTTGTAGCCGGTGATACCGGTGCGAAAATTCGTGTCGTCATTATCGATAAGTCGACCGGAAAGAAGCTCGTTCCGTTCGATGGCGTGTACAACGCAGCGATCGTAGTGAAGGCCCAGGACGGGACGATCAATTTACGGAACATGACCAACCTGACCGGAGCCAATGATGGGATGGCGGAATACGTCTTTGATGCCTCGGAACTCGTGGCCGGCAAGACGGAGACGCAGGTGCAGGTGACTCGGGTCTCTGACGGGAAGATTGTCAGCGAACTGCAGATCAAAGAATGGTCCGTCTTGGAGAAACTCTCATGAAACTAGCTCTCTTGCTCGCATTGTACGCGGTGCTGTCTGGTTGTGCAGGATACGTCCATTCGAAAGACTGTCTGCCGTCTCGGGACGGCTATCAGTGGTGCCATCACTATATTGAATATTGGGATGAGACGAAGTGCTCGGGCTCGTGCGCGGTGAAGTAAATGTTGTTCAACTATCCCCATTTCGACATTGCTGAGTTTACGTGTAAGTGCGGCTGCGGCTTTGGATCCAAGCCCGAGGATATTGCTGAGGACTTGGTACATAAGCTGGAAATTCTTCGTGTGCAAATGGGGATACCGCTGAAGATCACGTCAGCAGCGCGATGTGCGAAGCATAACGCGGAAGTCGGTGGGAGGCCTAACTCAACGCATTTAGCAGGAGATCCAGCAACGTGCTCAAAGATATGGGTCGGAAAGTCACGAGCGGCTGACATTTCAACGATTGGATGGACTGGTGACCAGAAGGCGAAAGCTGTCTGCACGACGCTACTCGCGGGGATGCGAGTGGGACTCGCCAAGACCTTCCTCCATTTTGATGTGGAGCGCCAACTGCCGACCTATGAAGAGCGCATCTGGATTTATGCGAATACTTAAACGGGTGTGGAAGTTATTGAAGGATCACTTTGTCTTGATCGGCAAAGCCCCTTCAATTGTGGAACCGAAACAATCAGACCCTAACTACAACCAGATTACCCCTGGTATAGGGTTCAAATTTTAAAGGAGACGCAAACATGAATACAGTTTTATCGCAATTGCTGGAGTGGGCTTGGGACCGCATTGTCGTGAACAAGGTCTCGACCGCGATCGGTACGACGATGGGCGCGGCTGTCGCAGGTACGTTGGCTCTGTTTGGCTGTGATGTGAACTTAATGATCGCCGGTTTAGGTGGCGTCGTTGTTGCGTCTCCGATGATCTTCGGCACTGACAGCAAGAACATCTCTGAGTCCTTGATGGCAGCACTGAAGAAGGGCGTAGCAGACGCAAAGAAATAATCATGGCTAATGTGCGGAAGTCTCGGATCGGGGCTCTCCTCGATGAGCAATTAACGGAGTGCGACTACTATGGCGAATATTCTGACGACGAAAGAAGCAGTCAAGACGCTGCTCGAAGATATAGCGGGGACAAACTCATTCGACGGCTTGCTCGACGAACTCATTCTCGGCGTGTCCCAAAGGTTCGAAGCCGCCGCGAATCGGAAGCTATTTAAGTCCACGTTTGTTGAAATCCACAACGGCGGTACGCCTCGGATCCTGGTGAAGAATCCTCCGATTGTGTCGGTGACCTCAATTGTCTATGCGCCGTATTACGACTTCGCTACCAACGGCACCACGTTATCAACGAGCGAGTACGTCGTTGATCCATCTGACTATAAGAACAAGATCTATTCGACGTTTGGCGTCTTCATCGGAGGCGATGAGATGCTGAAGGTGACGTATGTCGGTGGCTTTGTTCCAGCGGATGACTCAGGTTGTAACATTCCCGATTTCATTCAGCAAGCGGCGACACAGCAAGTCGTCTACTTGTTCAAAAACCGAAAGACGATCGGTCTCGATAATGTGACGCTCAGTAACGGCACGATTCACAAGATCAGCAACAAATGGTTGTTGCCTGACGTGCTGGATGTGATCACGAAGATTCGGTACAGGAATATTTAATGGCCAATGAAGTTCGATACTCGGCTCGCTGGGATCGGCTCATTAAGCGAGCGGAAGCGTTTCTCGATTCGCAGACCTTACTGCGTGCGGTGAATCGAGCGACTCGAGAAATTCGGGACATGATTGTCCAGCGATATATGGGCGGGGCGAATACGAGCGCCAATCGTCTTGCTCGAAATACCGGCAAGATGGAGGCGAAGACGGTGGCGCGACGGGCTACCATCGATGGCGATGGGGCTGTGAAAGCGTCGATCGGAATCAACGTCCCCTACGCCTCGGTGCATTTCTCCGATGACGGAAGGGTCAGTACCATTATTCGTCCGAAGCGAGCGCAGGCCCTTGCCGTGCCGTTTCCCGGGGCTCCGGTTGGTGGCGATAAACGGCCTATCCTGCCGGCAAAGAGTTCTCTGATTACGAAGAAGTTCACCCACAACGGCGTGCTGTGGGGCCGCTTGCCGGGACAGAAAACGCAGCCGTTGTTCTTGATGCGCAACTCGGTGACGGTGCCGGCGAGAGTCAACGTACAACGAGACATTGAGCCACGCGCCAAGGCGATCATGGCTGGAATCATTCAGGCCGAGCTTGACAAGAGGTTATCGTAATGCCGTATCCGGTGACTGTACGAGCGGGAGTCCTTGATAAGCTGATCGAGGTCTTACCAGTAGTTATCCCTGAGCTTCAGACCGTAAGGAAGTTTGCTAGGGTACCTGACGACCTCATGGCCGTCGAGCTACCGGCTGCCTATCTCTTTGAAATTGCTCCAGAAGAACGGTCCTACAGCAACCGCGTGGCGATTGCCAAGATGCGTCTGATGATTCAGATCTTCTTTAATATCACCATGAAGGACAGCGAAAACAACCAATTTACAGACGCTCAGGCGTTCATGGAATACTGCGCCGGCAAGCTGCATGGCATGTTCCATAATAGCGTCGGATTGTCGAAAAATGGCCTTGTAAACGTAGTGGAAATTACGTACGATAGAATCATATCAAATGACTCTATAGGACTCCTGAACTCCACCTTTGACGTGGAGTACAGGCACGATCGCGGAAACGCATTTCAATAGGAGGTTTGTCCATGCCGCAAATTCATGATACCGACAACTATACCGTTCCCGGTGGTATTAAGTTGTTTTTCAACGACGGGACGGGCGAAGTCGACCTTGGCAACATGGTCGATGTGTCGATCGGACGAGACACGAACTACCTGGAGCATTATACGAATCGCCCCGGGTTGCGTCGGAAGGACAAGGTTATCGCGCTGCAGGAGTCGATCTCGATTGAGTTCGCGCTCGATGAGCCGGTAGTCAACAACTTCAAGCTCTTCTTCAAGGGCGACAATGTTGTGAACCAGTCCGCTGGCACGACTGCGGTAGTTGATCACAAAGCCCAGCTTGGGACGAGCTACAGCTTCGTGTCGCTCACCAAGAAAGGCCCGATCACTTCGTACTCGGCTCGGCAGTTCTTGGACTACTGCTACCTGTATAACGGCAGCACGTATGTCAACAACAGCGTTGAAGCCGATACCTCGGCTGGCACGCCGTTCGCTGCGCTTGCTGATGACAACGATATTCTTTATATCGGCAAGAAGAACAGCATCTTCAAGAAAGTGGTCGTTGATGTGCAGACCGCTTCCAGCGGCTATACGTCAGTGACTTGGAAGTACTGGAACGGATCCACTTGGAGCACCCTGTCCACTTCAGGCACGGCAGATCTTTCTGCTGATGCGAGCGTGACCTGGACGGCTCCGACTGACTGGGCTAAGACCACGGTCAATGGAGTCAGTGCTTATTGGGTCAAGATCGAGCAGACGGCAGCTTCTCCTGCAACCCCGGCTACGCTGAACAGCATCGGTCGTGGGGCGCTTGTGGAGAACACGGACTACGCGATTGACCTCGGCACGGCGGATTCAGATGCGCGTGTGCGTGGCGTTTCGGGTGGTGCGTTGGTTGATGGCGAAGAGATCATGGTGAGCTTCACGTATCCTACGGTCTCTGCGCAGATCACCAACTTCGTGATGGTCGGATCGGTCGAAGGCTCTGCTCGGTTGGAAGTGCATCCGCAGAGCGGTCGTGGGTTGTCGTTCGATATCGAAATTCCCAAGTGCCAGATCAACAGCAAGGGTAACCTCTCATTGAACGACCAAGAGTTCATGAAGGTGCCGTTTGAGTTGGTGGTGCTGGACGATACGGACAATACTCCGACTTATCCGTACGGTCGGATCCTGGTGTACGACACGCAGTAGACTTAAAGGTTGACAAAAAACGACAGGCTGTATACCTAAAAGTATACAGCCTGCCTCTCCTCCTAATCTCCCAAACTAAAGAGGTTCATCCGCCATGGAAGGGCTGTTGTCACTACTTGAAAGTGTAGAGTTCGAAGGGCTCGTCATTAAGGAATGGAACATCGTTCAGTTCAGTAAACTCTCCCGGGTCATGACGATCATCTCCAAAGAATACGCTTCGAAGAATATTTCGTGGGACGAGTTCGCGAAAACGCTGTCCTCGACGAACATGATGAGCCTTGGCCAAGGCGTCATGGAGTTCCTGGCTCCGTTCATTGAGCATGCGCCGGCCATCATCACTATTTCCTGTAACGTCGATCAGAAGTTTATCGAGAAGATGCCGTACACGCAGGGCCTTGTCGCGGTGCTCTTGATCATGAAGGCGAACCTGCAACACCTGAACGGTTTTTTCGGAACGCTAGCCGCGAAGACCAGCAGCGCGGTGGAGACGACGACGGCGATCGACAGTCCTTCGACGCAAGCTTAGAACTGCTTGTCAGTCGAGGGCACTCGCTTCGTCAACTGCTGGAAGAGTATCCGATCTCAGTGGTCAAAGCGTTGACCAATGCGGCGTATGAGAATCGGACGTACGATACGATTACATTTTCTGGCGCGATCGCAGCGGGAGCAGTACACGCAATTGAAGCGGGGTTTAGCGGCAAGCAGCCAAAGATCCTGCGGCACTATCAAGAAAGTCTCTTGAAGCAATTGCGGAAGGTGAAAGGCACCAACCTTAAAAGAGACGCAGCGGCACTCCTCTCAGGGTTTGGTGGCTTCGCACCGAAGGAAACGGTGAAACGTGGCAGACGTAAACATAACCCTTGAAGCAGCGACAAAAGAATTTACCGCTTCGATGTTGGAGTCGAAGAAGGCTGCCGATCAGCTTAGCACGCAACTCGGCAAGCTGAAGGACGACCACGCGAAGCTCGTCGCGGCTGCGAAGGAAAATACTACTGCCGTCAGTAACCAAACCGCACAGACGCAGAAACTCTCCGGGGCGCTTCAAGGATTGCAGGGGGCTGGCCAGGCCGGCGCGATTTCCATTGGTCTCGCCGTTACGGCGTTTCAAGCTCTGTATGATATTGCCAAGGCTACCGGTGAAGCCCTCGTCGACGTCTTTAAGAAAGGCGTCACGAACATCGATGACTTCCAACGGGCGACGATCGGGACGGCAGCCGCTATTACCAACCTGGCGGATCAATCGAAGCTGTCCGGTCAAACGTACGAACAAGTCTTCCATCGGAACTTGGAAGCCACGAAGCAGACGTTCGTCGATCTCGAGAAACTCTCCTCGAAATATTTCGCCTCGGCTATCGATTTACAGCTAGCCTACAACACGTTTGCTCAACGCGGCATTATCATCCGTCGTGAAGAGCTTCCGCTGCTCGCTGAACTGACCTCACAGATCCTTCTGTTGACACAAGGTCAGGCCTCAACGATTCAGGTCCAGCAAGAAATTCGAGACTTCTTAAACGGCAACGTGCGGACCAGCGCCGCACTGTCACAATTACTGAAAGCGTTCGGCGCGGACATCAAAGACATTGGCCAGCAGATCCGCATTACCGGCAGCTTGAAACCCCTGGAGAGTATCCTCGTCGGTGCTCGTGCGGCAACGACCGAGATCCAACAAGTCTTCACCGCTGCGAAAAACGGCCTCGACACGACGA